AAACAAATACCTGAAGGTAATTTTCTTCGTAGTGATTCATCAAACAATTCTGATATTAGTTCATGTGACTTAGTTTCAATTAATGTTTTGAAACCTGTATTTACTGCACACATATACATGAAGCACCAACTTGGTGTTCCTGAAAATTCAATCATAGATGCAATACTTAACAATTTACCATCTTCAATATTACCTACTGTATAATATTGTTCATGCATAAGTGTCTTTAAATAATAATCTTTAGGATTTACTATCTCATCGTACACTTGCCCTAATTTCCAAGCACCCGGAACGTTACGTTTTAACTCTAAGAACAACTCTAAGTGTTCAGGTTTTAATACTGTTATCATTAAATTTATCCTTTGATAGTAACCACCCTACATATCCTTCAATATCTATTTCCCACCAACGTTCTGTCAGAATTAGTTTGCCCGGATGTGCATGATGATTGTTATGCCAACCAAACCCCATACCCAGATAACCTAACCAAACATTGTTTGTGCTGAAGTCATTTGTAGCATGATTTCTATATCCGCTAGTGTGGCACCAGTAATTGATTGCACCCATTCTAAAGAAGTCTACACAATATGCAAGACAGTACATAAACAATAGGTTAATATCTATCAATGCTAGAATGATACAGAATGAATAAATGATTCTATAATGATGGTCATTAAAGAATTTGTAAAATTTATCACGCATACTTTCAACAAGTAATCTACGCATAAACTTGTCGGTGATGAAATTAAACTTATGGTCAACAATTAAGTAACCATAAAATACTTCAAACTTAGATTTATATACAGGGCTATGTGGATCACTATCCTTGTCTGCACGTGCATGATGTGTGAGATGTTGAATTCTCCACTGAGTGGCAGGTCCTATGCCGCCCAACGATGTTAATATTGCTAGAATGTATCTTATTGGTTTGTATGTTTCAAATTGATTGTGTGCAAAGTAACGATGTCCGGCAACTCCGTTACCGATTACACAAATAAAAAACCAAAATATAAAGAACCAATAGTTAAAATAAAATAGCCCAATGAGGCCCAGAATATGAAATGGGAGAAACACTATCCAAAAATCATCTCTGAATTTCATTAGTTGCTATTCCAAATTCTTTCTAATTCATAACGTGTTTTGATTAATGGTTCGTCATATGAATGAATAGCTTTGAATCCGTTAAATACCCAACCAATTTGAGGATATAGATTGTTTAATGAATTCATAAACTTTGCCATTTCACGACAAGTAAGAAAGTCATTCCAATCACTTTCACTAGCGAATGGAAGAATAACGAACGCTTCTACGTCATTGTGGTCATCAGCAATAATTTCAGCAGTGGGGATTTGTACCCCAATACGTTCTAATAATGCCATGTAGGATTGAATGTACTCAAAAACTAACGGGTCAATAGTTTCGTTGATGCCTAATAATTTTTCACTGTTTACAAAATATGACAATGAGTATTGTGGGGTAAAAGTTGCTTTGCCTAAAACGAATTTAATCATGTTATTTCCTTAATAATCAGATATTTATGTTCGCTTAGGGTCCTTTTTATTTAATTCTTTAAATGCCCAAACACGTTCATTACATCCGTTACAGTCCCAACAATGTTCATGTTCACTGCTGTCACAACTATGTGTGTATGCCAACAAATACTCTACACCAAATCTATAATACAAATCAACCACATGTGACTTTTCTAAATATTGAAATGGCAATCGTAAATCTTGTGTTTCATTCACTATAGTTTTATCATATCCTATCAGATGTTCCGGACGATTAGCAATCACACCGACATACATTGCCTGCATTTTTGCAAAATTATATGCATCCAATAACCCAGATTCAACTTGTTGCATTTCAGGTAACGTGTTGTCTCCCACAAAAGTAGGGAAGTCGTTTTCTCTGTTGAATAAGCGACCTACTTCTTCTACACAGGGTTTGGCATGATACCTAGAACCTTCTTTGCGCTTAACTGCAAATGGTCTAATATAGTAGTCAGTGTTTTTTGCCAATAACAATAACAAATAATATAGTATAGTGCTATCAATCCCCCCGCTAACCATGACCCCAACTCGGGTATAGTTAACAGGAAGATTAATATCTATTCGCCTAATAGAATGTGCTGGTCCGCACTCAAGTTTCATTACTTGTTTCTCTTTTTATGCTCATAAAAGATGTGATTACCGATTTGTATCTTTGTTTTATATTTGATATCGGGCTTTACACTAGTATTGTGAAAGAATAGAATAGATGACGGTATAACATTCTTGTGTTGATTTAATGCTAATACTTCATAAGCAATCTGTTCTGATTCTTTGTACTTAGGATCTTTTGTGTTAAGGTTTCTCTTACCTTCACAGACCCAAGAGAATTGACACATTGTTATTTTTGTGTCACTGTTAGTTGTTTTCTGATAAACAACTGCACATGGGCTAGACGCAAAGCCGTGTTTTACTCTGTTCATTACTACACGTCCGACTGCTGCCTTACCTTGTTCGCTTTCCCCTCTAGCTTCATAGAAGATATTTGTTGCCATGCATTTTATTTGTTTAATGTCCAAGGCATACGCAGGGTTTTTTCTACTGTTCAGCTCCTTTGCAGTAGCTGTTTGAATATTAAGATATCCCATTGGCAGTACGCACAAACAGACACATAATATTAACTTAAAATTACCAAGTATGGTTTTACATAGGTTTGGTAGGTGTTTCATAATTTTCCTTTCTGCCATCTAGTGCATTATAACACTATTTGACTTTAAAGACAACTTTTGAATTGAATTTAATTATCCAAGTATTTCGTCCCAGCAATCACAATTACAGGCAATGACTTGGTCAACTGCTTGTTTTGGTGTTATGACTGAGGGTAAAGTTGTTGGAGATATATTGAATATATCAAGATTTTCGGGAATAAGTTTAGTTTCGGGAGAACCCCCGAAGCTACCAGGCGTGTTTGAGGCTCCGGTAATTTTTGTCAATCCAGCTAGTGGACCGGACGCTGGTGTGCTTATTCCAATTGGGGCGACGGGTGTGTCAGGTATGTCATTATCTAGTACACCTCCGGTTAGTCCCAGCCTTTTTGCGTTGCGAATTTCTCGCATTAACGCTACTATATTATTTCCTCCTTTAGTTGATAAATCACAAATAGCTTCCAAGACCGGTGCTGACTGGTACGGGTCTGTATCTATTGCGATTCCTGCGATGCTATCAATGAATGACATTATTTCAGTCAATCCAGTTGTTGCACCGGTTGTAAGAGCAGTTGCTCTAGCCGTTACTTCTGCGCCTAGCTGTGTTCCCATAGCTGACCATAAAGTATTTAATGATGTGGCTCCTGCCACATTAGAATTATAAATTCTAGTAATTTCAGTATTGGCTTGTCCAATCAATGTAGTCAATGCAGTATCATAAGTTGTTGCAGGTGATACAGGCGGTGATGACAACAATGTTTTCATGTTGGTGTATATAGTGCCCAATGCAGTTGTTTGCAATAATTTGATTGAATCATTGAGTTTCTTAAAGTCATACGGCAATCCACTCATTGCCCCAAAGAAATCCACTGTTCTATATGTTCCATTCTTGCCAGTACCTTTAGCAATACCGTTCAATGCGGTTGTAATTGCCACGCTGTCGGCAGGCGTGCCACCTGTACCATTGACTTGTGTTAAACTAGTAGTAGCCAATTCTAAATTAGTCACTACTTGAGAAAACTTCTCAATGTTCATGTTTTTGATGTTTTTAATTTGCATCATAGCAACACTAAATGCATCTGCAGGTATTGCAACTTGATCGGGTATCATTCCAATTAAACGCTTACCATAGTTCATTTTTTTCAGTGTTTCATTTATTCCATTATTTAAATATAAAAAATGAAATATCTTACTATTTGTGGGGCTACCTGTAGTATTGTACTGCGGTACCGTTAAACTTACATAGCTATTAGGGAACAATTTAAGTGGACTTAATAAATCTGCCAATGATCCGATTTTTTTAGTTTGAACATTCAATGGAATCAACACATCTTTCAAATCAGTATCAGTGATTTTAGTAAATGCATTGTAGATTTTTGATTCCTCACTTGTTGTAGGTGTATACGTACCGGTTAGTATTTGAAGTATGTCGCTAACTTCTAATCCAGCACTAACTAATTCTTCATTAACACGTTTTGTTAGCCCATTACTATTACGCATTGATAATAATAAAGTCGAGGGAGTACCAAACTTATCTATTTTTGCTAAATTAATACATCTACCCGTATTGATTAAATCTTGACCCCAGTATACTGTAGCTAAATTTACATTAGTAATATCACCTGAAATCAAATCGTCCATGTTACTAAAAGTACCATCTAAGAAACTCTTACCATTTACTAATGTGTTGATTTGTTTATTCAACATGGACTTATACCCATTAGCCATAGAGAAAGATGATACAAAATCACTGTATGATCCTGTATTGAATTTTAATTCATTGTTTGCTTGGAGCGGTATCATACGTAAGAAACCATAACTTGTAGTTTCTCCTGTATACGCGGGTGCATATGAACTTGGTTTACTATTTGCTAGTGCAGGGATAGATGAACCCATTGCAAGCAAACTGTCATAGGTTGCTTGCAATACGGTAGTACCTATTTTAGGAAATGCTAGTTTAATAACGTCACTAATTGTACCCAATACAGTATCAGTAGCAATACTACCTTTTGTGTAATTGCCAACAGCAGTGCTAGAACCTGTATAAGTGGTAACATTACCGTTAATCTTCAATCCACTATTTTGTAATAGTGCAGTAGTTACATTAACTGATAACGGACTTTGTTTACCTTGGTTACTCATGGGACAAATACATCAGGGCTACCTTGCACTATACTGTGCCCACAACTATTGCCTGATCCTACTCTGAGTACGGGTGATCCTTCTGCAAACACAGTAGGAGAACCATCCGTTGTTGTGGCAGCATCGTGCGGAGGATGTGGGTTCCCCCATGGTGCGTGAGGAGTAATCTGACTAACGTGTAATCCAACAGCTATACCGTTGGCAAACACAGTGCCTGCTCCTCTCATTATTGCACCACCTGGTTGATCCGTATCACCCTTACGACTTAATGCTGGCATTATTATCCTAAAATAATCTTCTTCTCAGGTAACTGAATACCTGTTGTTGCTTCAATATACTTGTCTTTGATACTGTCCTCAGTATCGCTATAAAGAGCAACGCTATTAGTATTTAGCGTAACATTTGCCCCAGGAACGCCGGTAAACATGCTAGGAATCATCTGCATTCCCTTCTGTCCGGGCGCAATACTAACGGGTTCTGTAATTGTAATCAATCCATCACCTGGATTTTCAATAACTTTTGCAATTAATTCTTCACCACTATTCAATTTGAATGTATATATTTTTCCAACTTCCATTATGCACTTTCTGTTAATTTTGCTCTGAGTTCATTGAACCCACCAATCAGTTCTCCGTCTAAGAAAATCTGTGGTACTGTACGAGCAGTTGGAACTGCTTCTAATAATTCTTCACGTGTGAATCCGTCTCCGATTTTACGTTCTTCAAACGGGATTCCTCTACTCTCTAACAATGCCTTTGCTTGGTCGCAATACGGGCAGTGGTACTTACTCCATACGATAGCTTTCACATTCTTCTCCTTATTTCTTTTCTGGTAATTTAATTACACACGGGCTGTCAATTTTAACAGACATTTCGTGTACACGTTTAGACCATGACAATAGTTTGTCACTTAACCAGTCTAAAAATCTAACTCTTAAGCATCTTTGCTTTTGTTCAATTTGGTCAAATTTAGCCATGACATTTTTTACATTGTCTACTGATTGTTTGTAACCGCGTGTTTCTGAAAATTTTATTATTTCTGAGGTAGCAACCTCAGGGTTTGATTTGTTTTGTTCCATAATGTTTTTATAATACTGGTAATTCGTCATACTCAACTACATCTGACATAACGCCAATAACATAGTTAGTTGATTCTGTTTCTTGTAAAGCACTTTGTTTTTTGTTGATATTTACATGTTTATTGAACCACGGAATAGGGCTATTCTTTGGGTGATTCTCATTATATTTAATGCCGATATCTTTCAGCCTATTAAAAGCTGTATAGTCTACAAAGTCTTTAAGAATCTCTGCGTTCAACCCAATTACAACACCCTTGCTGAATAGATAGTCTGCCCATTCTTTTTCTTCACGGATAACATCCATATACAACTCATAGACTTCACGTTCACATTCTTGTTTAGCCTTAACAAATCTTGGATCATCTTTAACTACGTTATTGATTAACCAAGCTGTCCATTCTGTGTGTAGTAATTCGTCTTGTAGAATTAGACTGATAATGTTTCCGTTACCAATGTAAATCTTGTTCTCTACCATAGCAAGACTAGTTGCAAAGCTAACCATGAAACGCAATGCTTCTAATGCATAACTCGCATTCAATGCCATCCAAATTGCTTTGATATGTGCATCGTCAGAAACTAATTCAAATCCTAATTCTTTCTTGCAATTCATATTATGCAATTCATCATAGTATTTGCCTACACTACTAGACATTTCTACGATTTCTTTTGTGTCATGTATCTTGTTGAATTCTTCTTTGGGCACACCATATACGTTACGAATGATATGACTATAACTCTTACTATGGATATTGGTTTCAAAGAAACTCCAATTAGATACTAACGCTTCGAGTTCTGGAATACTAATTACAGGACTGAATACTTGACTTGGCGCACGACCTTGAATACTGTCAAGCGCAGTTTGTCTCAACAAGTTGCTAGTAAAAATATGCTTGATAGCATCACTACTATCTTTATGGTCTATCTTATCTTTAGTTAAAGATATTTCTTCTGGCACCCAAAAGAAGCCACGTGCTGTTTCTTCGTACTTGGCTAATCTTGGATACTTAACTTCTTCAAATCGTTGCACAGTTACAGGACCCGCTGGATCTAAAAACATTGTACGTTTTAGATAGTTCGTTTGTTTACTTAAATTATATTGTTCTTTACTCATAATATTCAATCATTAATCCACCTTCTTCATCTATTCTGACGGTGGCTACATCTTCTCTTGTTAATGCCATGATTACCATGGGCTTATCTTCATCATCTACTTTAACTGGGTCAATCTTGTAATAAGTGAATAGCAAGTTTAGCTTTTCGTCATTGGTTAACTCAAATGGAAATTCTTTCACAGTACGCAACTCTCACAATATTCTTCATCTTCAATAATATCTTGTTTAACAAATGGGATGATATTATCTTCTTGCAATGCTGCCTTACTACCAACTTTATTAATTAAACTATAATAGATAGTTTTGATACCCCATTTATATGCAAGCATTAGATTCTTGGCAATCAATGTACCGGGTACTTTACCTTCAGCAAAGTATGCAGGATTATAGAATGTATTTGTACTTAGACTCTGGTCAATGTATACTGCTAACACTGCCGAAGTCTTTAAATAGTCAATACAATCCTTTTGATCCCACATCATTTGATAACGATTCTTTAAACGTTTGTACTCTGGCACGACTTGTACAAACGAACCAGCCTTTGATTCCTTCACAGAAATCAATTCCATCGGCATTTCAATTCCGTTGGTGGAGTTTAACACAACTGAGCTGGATTCGACCGGTGCCACGGCCATTAAAGTTGCATTACGAATGCCGTACTTCAATAATTTTTCACGTAGACTTTCCCAATCCATACTAGGACTAAAGTCTGTCAATTCATTAACACCTTCTGCTCTACGTTCCCAAGGGAAGATACCCTTACCATAATATGTTTGCGCTGATAGTTTACATGCACCACGTTCTTGTGCTAGTTCTACACTTGTCTCAATCAAATAATATGATTGATGTTCCATCCAACGCTTTACTTCTGCCAATGCTTCTGGCTCACCGTATCTATAATTACGTTTTGCATGCCAGTACGCTAAATTGGTAATCCCTACACCAAGAGGTTCGAAATCTAAGTTAGCTAACTTACTCTGTACACTGAGGAAGTCTTGATAGCTAAGGAGATTACTTAGACTACGTACTAATACTCTACATGCCTTACGCATTTCTTGGGGAGTCTTAAACGCACCCCAGTTCACACTGCCTAATGTACATAGTGCAATGCGCCCTGCCTCGTCTTCAATACGTTGAAAAGGTTTTGTAGGTAATAGTATTTCTTGGCAAAGGTTACTCTGATAAATCGGATCAAGTTTAGTGTCAAACGGACCCTGATTAATTACGTTATCAATGAAAACTAGATAGATACGACCTGTGTCAGTGCGTTCTTTTAGTATTCCATTCTTAAATATTTCTACTGCGGGCAATACTTTCTTTTTGATGCCACGCTTACTTTCATACATTGTATAAAGTTTTTCAAATTCTTCACTGTCACGATAGTATGCTTCATACAAGTCTGGTACATCATGCGGATCAAACAACGTGATGTTTTCATTTTTAGCAAAACGATTCCAGAACATCTTGTTGACTACAACGCTGTAATCCATTTGACGCACACGTGTTTCTTCTGTACCTTGATTGTTCTTTAACACAATCAAATCTTCAAACTGATAGTGCCATACCGGGAATGTAACTGTACAACTTGCATTGCGTACACCACCTTGACTGCAACTACGCAAGTCGCCAAACCATTTCTTTAAGAAAGGAATCATACCAGTGTGCTTAATCTCACCGTTACGAATAGGTGCACCTAGTGGGCGAATACGACCAATCTCTAATCCAATGCCAGCACGTTTGCTAGCATACTTGGCCATCATTTCACCAGCTGCAAAAATACTATCAAGAGTATCGTCACTAGAAATAAGAACACAGGAACTAAACTGCTTGGTAGTAGTACCAAGGCCAGCAAGAACTGGAGTAGCGAGGGTAAAATGACCATCACTGGCGCATTCATAATATTCTTTAACATATTTTAATCTCTTTTCTTTGGGTTCGTTGTGGAAAGCAGTGGCGGCTGCAATAGCATATCGTACTTGAGGGCTTTCAAAGATTTGACCAGTAGCACGATTTTGTACTAGGTACTTTTCTGCTAGTTGTGCGATGGCGGCATATGTATATCCCTCGTCCTTAGAATGGTCAATGAACAAGTCAATGATATCCCATTCTTCTTTTGTATACCAGTCTAACAACTCAGTAGTATACATTCCCAATTCAACATTAGTTTTAACTATGTTGTAAAGAGGGGGAGGTGTATATGTTCCGTATACTTCTTTGCGTAGCATTGACACTTTCTGACGTCCTGCTACATATTGATAATTGACATTGTTAATGTCTGGGTTTTCGGTCTCGTCAATCAAATTTACCATTGCTTTTAGCAATAGTTCATCAATTGTCTCTGTGCTTATTCCATCGTGTAATTCAATTTGCGCTTTAATCTCAATCATACTTGGGCTGACATTATCTATGCCTCTACACCCGTATGCTACTTGTCTTTGTATTTTTGCTATATCTAGTGGTACTGTTTCGCCGTTGCGCTTGACTACGTTTATATTCATTGTTTTCCCTATTATAGTTTTGATTGTATGTGTGATACGTCTACATGACGTTTGATGGTAAAATCATTTAGTGTATTACTTAGTACCGTATTGGGCCAATAACTAAGTATATATTTTGCGTTATCGACCAGGACTAATACCACATCATCGCCCGTTTTATCCGTTGCTTCAACCAATTCTATATCATTTTCTCCTGTCAGAAGTAGAGTATAACACATTCCTACTGCTCTTGCAACAGTACAATAGGTGTTTTCTACCAAAAGATCCCAGGGACCGGGCCAGGTGTTGCTGTCCAATATGTGTAAATGATGATTGACTAATGGCGCATCTTGCCACCATTTATCAATTGCCACACATTTGGATTCTGTGTCCAGATTTTCTATTTTTGTTCTGAGTTCGTACCAGCTACGTAGTCTGGCATCATAGTTTTGTTGAAATACATTAATCACAGTGTATTTAACACTGATTCACACTTGCTTATGAATTTATCTACATGTAGATTGGTTCTACTCTCAAATAGATGATAGAATCGTGGTCTCTTATCATCTGATTCAAACGTGGTTCCTATACCATAGTGTGGTAAATCACCCTTTAATGCCCAACTAGTTGCTCCATAGGGACTTGCTTCGTATGATTGAGGGTAAAATAATTCGATTGGTATGTTCTTTTCTTCTGCTAGATACACTAATTCTTCACCAATATCACCCCTGGCTGTCGGAGCCATGCTAGGTCTACCTAAATCATCAAAGACTGTTCTGTTCACACACATACAACTAGAACCAATAAAGATATGTTCATTGTTTTCTATATAATGA